ATGGCGACACCGATGATGACCCACTCGACGATGGTGATACCGATGCCGACGGCGAAACTGATGCCGATAGAGATATAGATGCTGATGGTGATATAGATGCAGATGGTGATACAGATGCCGACGCACTTGACGATGGCGAAACTAATGTAGTCTTTATTAGTATAGCCTTGAAAACATCAGCCGAAAAATCTACCTTTTTTGTTGCAAGCATATAGCGAAAATGGTTTGAAACCGTTGTAACAATAGCCATTACGCATTCTCCTTGTTATTTAATAATATTGTCATTCTGACAGCACCGTTTTTTATTTCAAGATCGCTGATTGCAGCATAATAAAACCCGTCACGAACAGACACATGAACAAAAGTATAACTATTAAAAATATACCAAAGCAGATCTTCCTGTGACTGTGATATCCTCGACCTTACAATTAAAGATCTGTCCCCGTCTGACGTGCCGGCATTGGTGATATGCACACCGCCGTCAAGCGTTTTAATGCGTGATATTCTGGCAGCATTTTCTCTGTAGTCATCAGCAGTGCCTTTAATTACTACATTCCCGCTTGTGTCTGATATTACTGTTGAAACTGATATCATTGCTTATATCCCCAAAAGAAAGTCTGCGGCTTCTGCTGTTGCTTTTATCTGTACTTTTTCTATGATTTGCCACATGACCATCTCAAGTGCAGGCTCAAGCCCTGTCGAATCTATTTCTATGACTGACTGGCCTTTGTTAAGGGCTTTTGTCTTCTCTTTTATATAGTCTGCTTGTGCAGAGGTAAGTTCTATCTGAGATTTAATCAGTCCCTTTTGTTCGTCTTGCTGCTCTTTTAATATATCAAAAAAGTCCCATTTTTGTGATTTTGTTAATTTATCCATATTTGAAGTTAAACTGCTAAACATATTAGCAGTTGAACTTGCAAGGGCGGTAACAGACACTCCTGCCGATTCAAAAGCCTGTTGCGTTACCTTGGACGCTGCTTCGGCCTCGGCAATGTTGACTTTTGCAGTCCACTCAAAAGCACTTTGAGCGATGTCAGCAGACGCCTTAATCTGAGCCACTTTAGTTTCTATGTCCCCTTTAAGCTGCACCTCAAGAGTCTTAGAATCTGGTATTGTACTAATACTATTTTTAGCTTCGGTTATTCCTGTTGTCGATACAGGTACTAATATCTTGTGTTCCTTGCCTTCGTTATCAAACCATGACAATGTCTCCATGGCTTGCTCAATTTTGGCAACAGCGGTAATGTTTACCTGTTTTTCAGTCTCAATGCCCGCAAGTATTTTCTTTATTTCATCAGCATCGGCGCCGGTAGCAGATACAATTATGCCTATTTCTGTATTTTTTGGTATCTTTGCAAGTTCTGCTGGAATGAACTGGATATGAGAAACAGCTAAATCGGCTGAACCAGCTACCTTTTCAAATCCAAGTTTTATGCCTGTAAGGTTCTCAAAAGCAGAAGTAGCCGCATCGCCAAGGTGTTGTTCTACGTCTTCGCCCCATTCTTTAATGCCAACTTGTAATTCTTTTATATCTTCACTAAAATAACCTAACCCTGGAATTTTAGATAATTTTTCAGCAACCCATAAGATTTTTTCTACTACATCAATAAATGTTAATTTTAGCCCATCAAATATGGTAACACCAAGGTCTTTAAAACCAATCAACACCGCAATTACTTCTCCAAATATGTATGAAAATTTATCTGCACTGTCTCCGATTAAAACCAATGCCAGCCCAATTTTAAGACCTGCATCGGTAAAGGCTTTTGCATACCCAAGTATATTGCCAGCCTGTTTTTTCTGCTCCTCGTCCATCTTGTTGAAGCTGTCTATTGCCCCAAGGATAGCATTGATAAACGGCTTAAACGCATCAAACATACCGGATGTGACATATGCCAGGCTCTCTAATGTATCAATAACGTTTTGTATGACCTTAGCCAGACCTTCAGGCGTTGACAAATCCAACCCGCTGAACATACCTTTGATTGATTTGCCAACCTCGCCAAGAGCGTCAAGAAGGCCTGTAAAATCAACCTGCTCAAATGCTTCTGGAAGGTTTTTTGCAATATCATCAATTAATAATGTTAATGCTGCTCCAGCTTTTTTGATTTCATCAAATAACGGGTCAAAAGTTCCTGCGTCAATTTCAATCTGTAATCCTGCAAAAAGTTTACTAATTGAACCTGCCAGCTCTCCATACTGCGGTAAAATCTTGTCGCCAATCAGTATCAATATAAGGTCAAAATTATTAGCAATTTTTTGATTGATATTCGCAAAATCATCCGCCATTTTGGCATATGCTATACTTGTTGCTCCAGTGGAATTAGCCATTTCGGCCAAGGCTTGTTTAAATTTTCCGGTTTTATCAGCACCAAGAATCATAACTGCATTCAAAGATTCAACAGAGCCGAAAAGCTCACCCATTTTTCCAACATTGCCGCCAGTTGCCTTGTATGCCTCCCACAATACGCCTTCAAGCCCTTTTGTTTGCAGCGCTGTAGAATTAAACTGTATCCCTAATAATTCTGCCGCTTTTTCTGCTTCGCTGGAAGGTTTAATAATGTTTTGTATCGTTTGTTTTAAACCTGTTATTGCTTGAGATGTTGGCAACCCTGCAACTGTTAATGCTGCTATAGCCGCAGACAATGTTTCAAATGATATACCGGATGTTGAGGCCAGGCCTGTAACTTGCGCAAGGCTTGAACTAAGCTCACTGAATGTTGTTTGCCCGAGTTTAACCGTGGTAAACATGATATCCGAATATTTACCTGCTTTATCAGTAGACTCACCATACGCATTTAACGTACTGATTAATACTTTTGTTGTTTCGCTTAATGCTGCTTTACCAGCTACTGATAACTTTTCCGCTTCATTTACAAAAGCAATGCTGTCTTTGTAACCAACACCTGCTGATATAGCAGCATAAAGGGCGCCATTAATATCTTCTATTGATTTTACAGATGTGGCCGAATAATTAAGAATATCAGTTTTGAATTGCTCTATTGGCGCGCCAGTATCAGAAATTAAAGTCGTTATTTCACTAAATTGCCCGCCAAAATCACCGGCTGTTTTTGTTGCAAGAACCAACCCACCAACTGCCATTGCCACAAGCGCAGCATCCAGCTTTAAAATACTGTTGGCAGCACTGGCAAGGGGCTCGGCAACAGACATAACTTTACTTTCGAGGTTTGTAAGGCTGTTATTAACACTGCCCACTGAACTCGAAAGGTTGTCAACACCGCTAAATATTATTTCTATGGTTTTTTCAAGGTCTGCCATTATCTACCCCTGGATTGTTCATAGTACCTGTGCCACAACGCTATTTCCACATTCGACAAACGCTTGTAAGGAAAAAAATCGGGTAATACTTCAAATAAAAACTTATGGTTCCGGTCACATAAAACAAGGGCGCTCTGGACTATTTCTTCACCCCAGAGCTTATCAATTCCCCCAGGCGGCCCGCTCCGGTTAGCTGTATGATCTTGTTGGTCAGTAAGAAAAAATCTTCAGGAAAGTTCTGCGCAAGCTTCATGGCAAGCTCGTGTGAACATACAGGGTCAACAGACCCATGCTCAAGCCAGCTATATCTTTGCACAAGTTCATCAGGAACTTTTTCAGATGACAGCCCGGCAAGCTCTTTTATGCCGTCAACAAGTTCCTTTTTACTTTTGCTTCCGATAGCCTGCAATATAGCATCAATGTTTTTATTGTCAGTTACCGCCTGTTTTGCGATAGCTGATTCTTCGCCTGTAAGCCCCCGGATCTTCCATTCAGGTTTTTCTTTATTATTAAAAAACATTGCCAACCTTGGGACAGGAACCACCTCGATCCTGTCCTTGAAGGTTGCAGCCTCAAACTTTTTGATATCAAAAGCCATGTTGTCTCCTATGAACTAAAACCGGCTGTTTTAGTTTCCGCCGAAATCGTACAAGTTGCTCTGTTCTGATCTGCTACAGGGAACGTTCTTTTAACCCCAAGAGAGCCTTGTGTCAGCGTGTATGCTGTCTTGTTGCGATCGGGGAAGTGCTTTATTGTTACAACTGAATCTTGCGCCTGCAACAGCGCATCTGTAACATTATCCGTCATAAGTGCTACAAACCCGCCCTGGCCAAGTGATTCTGAAACAGAACCCACCGTTCCATTATAAACCTGTGTTGAAGATACAGAGTGCGAATTTTCAGCCGGAGTAAAATCAAGAGCTTTCGAAACTTCAACAAAAGTCGGGCTGTAATACCGAATGTAAACCTTTTTATATAAATCGGCAGGATCGGTTGCAACAGCTCCGTGTATCATTGGAAGTGCTGAATCGAACTTAATATATGCGTTTTTCTTTGCCGTTGCCGTTGCGTTGTCTCCGTCTCCGATCGGGTTGACAATCCATGTCGGGTAATCAAACCGCTCTGCATGAGTGCCAACAACCTGAAATATCTCATCTGCCGAAATAACCGCAGGTGTGTTGGTGGTAACTTTAATTTGCGCTACTTCTACCGAGTCGGCAGGAATTGATGGAGGGCCACCGGCAGCACCACGCACCGTTGATAGTGCTGATGTAGCCGAATCCTCACCCTCAACTATTACAGCTACACCAGCACTGTTCATTGTTACCGAATGGATCTGTGCGACATTCCCGACTGCTCTCGTAATTACTAATGTGGTCGCTGACACAGAATAAAGTACCCCAGCACTGTACGCAGTAAATGCGCCAACTGTAACCGTATCGTTGGAAGCATGGGTGGATATTACATTTCTTCCTGTAACAATCCCGTTGGGTCGAACAATCGGTTCAAAACCGGATTTGCCGGAAAAAACCGTACCGCCTGAAATTGTATGAACCATATGATCACCAGAGTCGGTCATCGCAGCATAATTAACCACTGTTTGCCCGCTCTCAAACTCTATTTTTGCATTTTTACTTGTTGCCATTTGTTTTCTCCTTACTGACTATATGGATTCCCTATTAATGTTGCGTATTCAATTTTAAACTTTGCATAAACGGCTGTAACTTTTTCTTCCGGCTTTGCTATCCCTGCCGGCCCACCTTCGGTATATAAAATATTTTCAACCAGGGCTGTTACAACTACCGAAGGATCAGTCATTATTTTAATAACATCGCCCAGAAGCTTTTCCTGTATAACAGACGGATTCGCTGTCGAAGCTGCTGCTGCCAAAGCTTCAACTTTTACAATCATTTCACATACGTTTTGTCCGTATCTTTGAATAACGGTTTCTGCCTGCGGCCACATAACACAAGCTGGCAAGTCTTCAAATTCGATGTTTTGTACTGCTCTCTGTGCTGTGTTACCACAAGCATAGTTGTAACCGTTATTCGTTGTCCATGTTGCAAGCCTGGCCATGTATGCAGTTATAATCTGCTCTCTGATTGTATCTGCCATTTACTTATACCCCTGCAAAACTGCGTCGAGATTTTTTTCAGCGTTTTGAAGCAACAGGTGATTCGCCTGGATAGTAACAGGATCAAGCACTTTGGGTTGAGCAAAAATATCTTCGATTCGTGGGCCTGTAAGCCTTTCAAGCGGCATCCTGTATTTATCGGAAAACATCGGCCATGGAACATTTGTTTTTTTGCCAACAGGAAACTTTGTCCCTGCCTGCCTTTTTGCCCTCCAAAAAACATGCTCTTTTTCAGAGTTTTTGCCATGAGCGATAAAGGCGTGCTTTAACAGCGTTGTTGTGCTTGCTTTAAGCACTTTAACAGACACGCCTTTCATTGTTTGGTTTGCCCCGAAATTAATCAACCCAACAGGTTCACCCTTGGCTATTAACGCTCCATACAACTTGGTATAGCTTGCTTTTTGAATGCTCAAATCTTCGTCAATCCTTGCCGCTGTAAGGTTTAACTCGTTGCCAATCCGTGCCTTTGCCTGTACTTTTGCCGTTGTAAGCGTCTGGTTTATTGCTCCCACAACAACTTTTTGATACCCGTTTTTAATACCTTCAACCATGTCTTTGATATAATTAAGCTGCGATGTATCAATGTCTATCTTCATCAGTTACCACCATTGTAACAAAAATCCTGTCGTTGTCTGTAATGCGCTTTACCGTGTAAATTTTGTCAGCCGTTTTGAATTGACTTCCAGCGTCAGGCTCACCAATATCAGCGTATAAAGCAGTAATTGTTGTACCTGCTTCAACAACCTGTGCATCATAAGATGAGGGTTGAATCATTACATCACGCTTAATAATAACATTGCAGGACGTTGCAACTAATTGTAAATCATAATAAGTCAATGATGTTCCAAACTCATTCGGATTAACAAACACTGAAAGATCGTCCTGCATCTGTTCTGAGAAAGTCATGCCTTTTTACCCTTCCTGATAATTACTTTTTCCACTGGTGCTGCTGGGGCTTCCTCTTCCTTTTTTATTACGCTTTCTTTTACTTTTTGTGTTGGTTCAAGTTTGGAAAGCGTAATTTTATCAGGCTTATCAAGCAGAATTTTTTCTCCAGCTTTAAACTGTACAGGCTTTAAAACTTCATATACACCATTGCTTATTTTCTTTAAGCTATTACACCGGCACTCGGCTTGTTTGTCTTCCAGCCCAATGCGGCCACAATAAATATCAATTATGTTCGTTGTCCTGTATTCAAGCATTAGAACCTCCTTACGCCATGGTTACAAGACATGAATTCTGCCAATATCCGTAACCAACATTACGCCAAGTATCAACTCCATACTGGTGAGCATCATTATCGAACTCGTACTCTGACCCGGCGCCTTTAACTTTTAAACTAACTCCTGTTTCTTCCTGGCGAATGAAAGACTTTATATATGAATCCGTTCTAAACAACGCAAACTGAGTAGTCCATGTCAGCCTTGCATTCGGAACAACACTAATCGAAAAGTTGGACTTTAAAGCCTGTAAAGCGCTTTGAGTTTCTGCAACCTGAACAGGTGTTGCCACTGCCTGCATTGCTGCGTTCATTAACGCAACAGGAACCATAACAACAAATGAGTTAGCGTCTTCATTCATTGGCTCGCCCTGGTCGTCTTTGAACCCGGCAATAGCTTGTATTGCAAGAGCAATACAGAACTGCATTTCTCCAACCGCTGGAGCCGTTGTAGTCCCCTCCACTGCCAAAGGTAGTGCTGAAATATCAACATTGATGTCATTCGATTGCGTTCCTGAACTTCCTTCGGCGTGATCGGTGTCGAAAAAGTACTCTCCGTCATAACAAGTTGTAGATTCTCCAGCTAAAATCAGAGTTGACAAAAGAGACGCCCAGTGGCTATTCGTTCGCCTTGCAAGCTCCTGTATCCTCGCCATAACCTGACCTGTTTTGTCTCTTCTCAGATCTTTAACAAGATACTCAATAGTTGATTCAAAGTGCTTGTTAGCAATCGTTAAGCCGTTTTCTCTAAATCCTTTTGCGTTTCTACCACCAATCCATTCTCGCATCTGTGGACTTTGGCCTAACCATGCGTACTCTTCAGACTTTTGGTCTGATGTAAAATAATTTGATACAGCGTTAATCCACGATGCACCAACATCCTGTGAAAGCGTTTTGTAGAACGTACCTATAATCTGTCGCTCTGTAATTTTTTCAATACCCATTTTCCTTAACCCTCCTTAACCCATGTTCCAATCATTTTAGTTACTGCCCATCCTGTTGCATCACCATATTCGATATCAACCATGTCGCCACGATTGGCTGTTGCCTTGGTGTTGACTAAGTCTTTGTTGTCAACAGTTGACATGTCAGGCGGCTGTATCCCATCGTTGGCATCCGGCGAGATAGTTACAATAAGAGTTCCATATGCTCCGCCATTAACGATCCTGAAACCCATTTTTGCAACAGCAGGGAGAGTAATTGCTATCGCATCAGTATCAACAAAAAATACCTTGCCTGTGTCCAAGGCATCAAGCGTTTTGTTTGCGGATACAGTTTCAGCAAGCAACCCTGCATGAGGATCAACAAGAACCCCTGCATTAAACTCAACAATGCCATACCCTGATGATACAAATCTCCGCATAAAACCAATAAACACGCCGGATGTTTTTATAAACGAAAACGCATTGTCATCCTGTGCATATACCGGCTGCCCAACGTCTGTTATTACTGCTCCAGTAATAGCTAACTTTACAGAGCCGGACTTGATGGTTCGTACGTTGATGGCTGCTGCTGCACCTGCTGAGTTGTCAGCTTTTTTTTCAGCAAACCCAACAAACTTATCAACACTGGTTAATGGTCTTGCATGTCCTGATGCGTTAACAACCCCGACTGCCGCACCCTCATATATTATGTCAGCAGCTATTACAGGGAACTCGTTCCTTTGGCCAATCTCATAAATATTGGCTGAATCTTTTGCTAATGTCGTCATGTTTTACTCCTTTTTTGTAATTATTTTTACCTGTCCTGACTTAACTGCGTTTGCATATGATTCGTAAATGTCCCATGTGCCAAACTCTTTTTTAAGTTTTTCGGACTTGTTAAAAGACTCTTCTGTGATGTTGTCATTGGTTAGTGTTTCAACTGCCGGCGGAACAACAGGTTTAACAGGTTTAACTCCGTCATTGGTTAAATTCTCAAGTGCGCTCGCTCTGATTTTCTTTTCAGCAGCAAGAATCTGAACAGCCGCTTCCGGTCCTGATGTTTTACCATCAAAAGCCAATGTCTCAACAAGCGCCTCGTGCCCTGGCATCGAGTTTTTTAACACCTCCTTAATCCGTTGAAGTTCTTCTTTTGCGCCGATTTCAATACCTTCTTTTTTAGCACCAGTCTTTATCTGAGCTAACAGATCAGGCGCATCCTTTGCCAAAATCTCCATTGTTATTTCCATGCTTTTTACCTCTCCTAAGTTATTGTTTGCCACCTCTTGAAACTTTGAAAATGTAGAAACAGAGGTGTTCCCATCTGCGCCTAACGGCACAAAAGACGTTTCTATCACTTCAGACTCAAGCCATATTTCAGCAGGCCCTTCGAGCATCTTCCCATTCACCTCCGCTTTGCCATTTTTTTCAAGAGCCATGATCTTTATAGGCTTAACTCCGATGCTTGCCTGCCATGGAAAGCCCTCGCCTGCCAGTCCCTTTGCTTCTTTTGCCGAATCAGTAACCCCAGAAAACTTGCCCGATACAAAAAAACTGTTATCGATAAACGTTCTTGTTGAATACCCAACGATTTTGTCAGGGTTATGATTCATTAATACAGGGATTTGATTTTTAGCCTTTATGCCTTTGATATCAATCGAAAGCATCCCCCACCATCGGTCAATTACTTCCCCCGTGTAGGCTTCTATCAAAAATTCGTGGTCTTGCACGCCCTTTGCAAGTTGAACAGGAGCAACAAATGAAAGCCCTGTGCATTTTGCATCATTCAGTTGTATTGTCTGCATTTGCCACCTCTATTTCTATAATTAACCCATCTTCTAAACGTTTTTTTCTTTCCTTTGCCTGCTGCTTGTGGTTCCGTTCCCAATCCCCGCCCGTAAGTTCGGCAGTTTCTTTTGCAATCGTTGAGAACCCTGCCATCACTCTTTCGCTTGCCGCCCTTACTTCTTTTAATTCGTCAATCTGCCCCTTTGTTGGGCCAATAAAATCACACCCAAGATATGCAGCCTTAATCGCAGGGTCGGAAAAAAACCCTGGAGCAGCAAGCCTTCCCGATGCAACTGCTTCATGCATCCACACTTCATAAACAATTTTCAAAAAATTATCTGTGAGCCACAATCGCTCGCTCAATACATACTTCCACATTTCAAGCAATGCAGCCCTTGCCGCTGAATATGATGCCGTAAAGTGCTTAATAAGAATCTCAAACGGAAGTTCTAATGCAACACCGATTTGCCTTAAAATAGCCTGCACAAAAGGATCAAATGAACTGTTTGGCCTTCCTGGGTTTGAATCGTGAGCCTTTTCTCCATTTGCAAGCTCCACTATCAGTCCACTTCCAAGTTTTATATCTTTATCTCCAGAAGATTGCCCTGTTTCACCACCAAGATTTGAATAGTCAAACCCGCCCTGGCCGCTTTCTGTTTCAATGAAAACAGTAAAACAACCAGAAATAGCCGCTGCGGTTAGTTCTATTTCAGTATAGTTTCCGAGTTGTTTTAATGCTTCAATCACGGGAGCAAGATCAGGAACGCCCCTGACCTGGCCTGGCCTTGTGGGATTATAAAGATGAATAATGTTTCTTAAACCTGTTTTGCTTCCGAATGCAGGTATTTTCTGCCATTCTTGTTTTGCGTCTGCTGATCCTGGGTGCTGCGTAAGGACTTGATATTCAACTGGTGCGCCATATTTATCCCTTTTAATGCCGCCTGCAAGCTCTGAATCATCACTTTTACTGTCAGCGTTGCAAACCATATCAGCTTCAATAACCTGGAGCGTTAAATCATACGGCATACCTTTTCTTTTTATTCTGGGAAGCAAAATAAACACATCGCCGTTTTCTTTTGTCTGCTGGTAAACCATTCTTGTGATGCCGTTCCCATTTAATGTTCTTGCTGCATCAACATCCTTTGATTCCCAAAATAGCCGCCATTCCCTTTCTGTTTTTGACTCCCAGATATCTGCCTGCTCGTCTGACAGTCCAACAGCTTCTCTATCAATCCTTGCCTGTAGCCTTAACCCTGTGCCAACAACATTTGTTACTTTTGTTTTGATAGCGCCCGCCGCCAGTGCATTGTTGCGGACAAGATCCCGGCTTCGCTCCCTGAGTGTTTCAAGATCAGGAAGGATGTCTGCATTTGCATCATTGCCGAAAGTTGACCATTCTTTCAGACTGCGTCTTGATTTGTCTGCGCCTGTATAACTGCCAAGCAATTCGAGCAGCATCCTTGCCTTGAGCCTTTTTGCCCCGGCAGCAGGCGAAAAAATAGAGATTGTTTTGTCTAACAAATTGGTTTTGATTTGAGGAAGTCTATTTGAAATGGTTTCTTTTAGCATGGGGTTGCTCCTGTGATTCTGATCCCGCCACGGCTTAACCTCTGGACGAGCTTCTCCCACTTTGAAACATCATCAGACAGGGATTTTAATTCGGCACGAACTAAACGATAGTCGCTTTTACTGTATTCCTGGGATGTTAAAGCAGCTTGATATGACGTTATTGCTGCGGAAAGTAACGTTTCGGCTTGTGCTAACGTAATACCTGCCATGTTTTATATTCTCCATGCAAAAAGGTCTGTTTGTTTTTGGCGAATATAATAACACTGGTTTTTACGTTAAAATGCGTTTTTAACGTTATTTATGTACTATTTATGTCTTATTTATATGCTATTTGTGTGTTATTTTTCTTGACATATAAAAAAAACCTGTTTTTTTATCTAACTTTCATCATCACTTAAAGTTGAAGGATCAGCTTTTCTTCGTGTATATTGTTTAAAAAACTCGTCCAGATTTTCTTTGTGTGCTAACCACCTTCCATCTTCTATCAAAACAGGCATTCCGGCAAGGATATATTTCTTGAGTTTATAATCACTTGCATTATTTAAAAAGGAACTGATTTCATCTCTGCCATCAAGTAAACCTGATTTATCCATGCAAACCCCTGCTTCTAACTCGTCTTCCTGAAAGTTGTTTTGGAACTGGTTGATTGTTGCGAACGCTCTGGAATGCTTGTTCGGCCTTGCCCCAATCTCTACGAGCAAGACCAGCTTTTAAAGCTGCAGCGTATGAATATACTTTACAATCTAAAACATCGTTTCGCTCTCTTGTTTTAATCCACTTCAAAACAGGAAACCCTTGTTTATTATATGATTTAACAATTTTTTCAGCAGTTAATTGTCTGTAAAATTCGTCAGACAACCCAATCGGAAAATGAACATATCCAAACCCAGGCTCGACCAGTTTTAATCGGTTATAGATTGTTCCTTTGGCAACATCTGTTCCTATCGTCCAGAGAGTAACGCCCTTTTTAATTTTGTTCCCCCTGAAGTCAACATCCTGTTTTGTCGGGCTGCCAATAACCGGTTTGCCTGCCACACTTGCACCCTGAAGCGCAAAAACAACTGGCGACCTGGTGCGGCAATAATTATAGACTGGTTGTGTTTTATGGCCGCCTGTGTCTATCCCCATGCTCTCAATGTGCATTTCTGCGCCTGATTCATGCGTATAAGTTCTAAATAACAATTCATCTAACTGCGACCACACACCAGGTAAGTCAGGATCTCCATACAATGCAGATTGATAAATAATCCATGATTCTTCACCACGGCCATACGCTTCAATTAATACTTCGAGCCTGTTGTCCTGTGTATCAACACCGGCGGACAAAAGCATTCCGCCGTATGGCACTGTTAAAATCTTGTATGGCTCTGCTCGTGATGCAAGTTTGTTCCACTCCGGCTGCTCCCCTGCCTCTTCCCATGTTTCAGCCTGCCTGGTATTTACCCATACTTTCATCAAACGAGAATCGCCCAGCTTTAAACTCTTTGCAGCTTTGATAAACTCTGTTGAAATTTGTGCCCATGACAACCAGCCCAAAGGCGAATATTGGCTGTTAATTTTAAATCCACGTTTCTTTCTGTTCGGGTATTTATGGATATACTTTCCTTTCAAAAGCATATCTGTTTTCTTCCACTCTTCAATCCTTTTTTTGCAGTGCTGGCATATATACCAGGCATCTGTTACTTGCCCGTCGTCGTCTCTGTCAAACTTAATTCCATACTCTGCGTCCGGCCCACCAAACTCTAAAAACTGATATTCATTGCAATGGGGGCATGGCACATTAAAATGACCTTGGCTGGATTCTTCCCATTCTCTTTCGATGTGGCTTGTGCCTTTTGTGGTAGGAGTTGAATTAATATATATCTTCTTTTTCCCGCCGAACGCATCTGTTCGTTTTTTAAATAACTCTCCGGGTGCGCCTTCGCCACCTGCATCCTGTATAAATCCATCATAATCATCAAGTATAAGATATCGTATGGAATCAGACCTTGCAGATACAGGGCTGTTAGATCCTGTTAATGTCCAAGATCCGCCGGGAAACTCTTTGAGCAATAAAGTATTGCCTGCATCTCTTGATTTTGTGGGTTTGATAATACCTTTCAGGCATGGGATCGCCCGAACAGTAGGTGCAAGTTTTTTCTTGGAGTGTTTTTTGACCATGTCATCGGTTGGCTGAACAAACATTGCAGGACCAGGGTATCTATGCGCTATGCCGCACATAAATATATTTGCTATGGTAGTGAAAGCTGATTGCGTGGGCTTCATCACAATAACCTCTTGTGTGGGGCTTTGTGGTGATAATTCTCTTAGTATTTCTTCAACCCACGGTGTACGGCTACTTCTATACTGCCCAGGCTCAACGCTTGACTCTTTTGTCAGTTTGAAGTGCTGGTTCGCCCAATCAACAAAATCAAGGTATGGATCAGGCTTAATCCCCCGTTTAAATGCTGATATGTATGTGGGTTCACTTATAAATATTATTCCTTAATTAAAACAGCTTTTTGCCCTGTATAATCTTCCCATCGCTGAATAATAACGTCTATGTAATGCGGGTCAATCTCCATGCCGTAACATATGCGGTTTATTTTTGTTGCAGCGATTAGTGTTGTCCCAGACCCAAGGAATGGGTCAAATATAATTTGGGCACAGTTAGGTTTCGTGCTGTTTAGAATAAGTTTTGTTACCAGAGGGACTGGCTTCATTGTGGGATGCAGGTCGTTTTTATTCAAGATGTCTTCACGTATAACTGTTTCCTGCTGCTCAGAGAGAATCTCCTTTAAAAATTTAAGAAGTTCATCTTTTTCCATTTCTTCGATACTAATTTCACCATCAAATACTGTTGTTTGAGTAAAATCTTGCTTGAAATAATGAGCAGCTCCTTCAACCCAACCATATAAAATTGGCTCGTGTTTCCAGTTATAATCGTTTCTTGATAAAACAGCCCTGTTTTTTACCCATATCAATGTTTGGCTAATATGAATTCCTGCTTCCACCATAGCCTCTCGAAATTCGGAGCTATTGATATGGGCATACGCAACATAAACAACGGCACCAGACCTGCTATATGTTGCAATATTATTAAAAGCCCCTTGTAGCATAATCTTTAAGTTTTCACCTCTAAGATCATCACCAATAATTGCCTTATGGCCTGTGCCCGATATACATTTGTTTAAAAAATCATTTTTGTCCGTATAGCTAACACCACCATATGGAGGGTCTGTAAATACCATGTCTGCTTTATTACCATCCATTAATTTTCTTACTGTTTCATCTTTTGTGCAGTCTCCACACATAATCTTGTGTTTGCCTAATTTATATATATCGCCAAGCTTAGCTTTAGCTTCATTTTTAACATCAGGTGTATCATCAGATTCATCAAATCCTTCTTCACTAAAAAAAATATTATCAAAATCAATACCAGGAATTTCAACCATGCCAAATATATCGGTTGCATTAATTCCCATGCCATCTAAAAAAGATTCAACGCCATGCTGTGTCATTTTGGCATACTGTGAATTAAGCATTAAGAGTTTCTCGCCTGCCTCTTTTTTATCTTTTGCTTGTATTCTCACAATAGGCAGATCATCAATGGCGCAACCTTCTTTTATCAACTCTCTTGTGGCAGCAACCCTTTGGTGGCCGTCAAGGATGTTGTCTTTCCAAACAAACACAGGGAATGAAAAGCCATACTTTTTAATCGACCGCTTTAATTTATCAAGTTCGCTTCTGCTTATGTCTTTAAGATCGCCTTGAAAGTCTTTTAACTTATCGATATTTATATATTCTTTAGCTTCGCATGTGATTTTAATAATATCCATTGATCCCTTGTTACCCTAAAAAAAGTTCTCCAGTGTCGATATCGCCCATGTCTATCCCGTCAAATAGCTCAGGAATTGCCACCATAAAAACCTTATCCGCATCTTTTTTTTTATGGCTAATTACAAACTTTTCAACCCTTTTAACCCCCGCCTTGCGCCTTAATATCGTTTCAAAAACACAAAGCGTTTCTCCTGTCGTTGAAATATCATCACACAATAAAACAGATGATATTTCTTTTTTTTGTTTTATATCAACTCTCTGGTTTTCAATTTCAGAAAAATTCTTTATTTTCGCCTTATGTTTTTGCTGTCTCTTGAATTTAGGAGAAAAGTAAATTTGATGGTCCCGTAAAAAGTCGAAATTTCCAGTTTTTGACTCAGTAACATATTGATATTGTTGGTTTGCAAAATGCAAAAAGGCCATTTTTCAGACTTTTTACGGGACCATCAAATTTCGCTATCTGTTATTTTTTGAATATTATTGGCGGTTGTAGTATGTCCAGGACACCCAACCGCCGTTTCTATATCAAGCCACATCTTTAATGCTTTTATTATTGTCTTGTAGTCTTCCATCGAATGGCCGTACATTTTAAAATTAAACCCATCCATATTAGGATTATAACCATTAAACCTCTGCCTTAAACTTTCATAAAATGTTAAAAAATAAACACCTTTTTTAGTTTTGAAGATAGTATATAATTTCAATTTCCTTGCCTATTTTTTTCGCAAAATCAATACTTGCTTTAGTCCCTTTGCTTTTATTATCCCAAAACGCAAAAACAACATCAGCTTTTTTTACTATTTCTTTATTTCTAATTATACCAGCAGCCTTTCCATACTTGCCCCATTCCGGTATTATTATTGTTATGGGTAAACTATTTTCTTGTGCATATCTCTCCGCAAGGCTATCAGCGCCTTTTGCCCCCCCTGAAATTATACCGATCATCTTTCTGTTTTTAAGTGTTTTTTTCATACACTCATAATCTTTGAATGATCTCGAACCAATAATAGCAGCAACCATTACACCCTCGTTTTTTAAAGACTTAATTCTTCCAGCGCCTCTGTTAACTCTGTTGTTAGTTTTTCAGAAATAGAATGAACATCTGTTATGCTTGCAAGCTCAGCGCTAATCCGCCCGGGAATATTTAAAATTGCATCCCTGGTCATTCTTGCAATATTGAAAAAATCAGTCTCAACCTGGGCAAGTGGAACCAGCGCCCCGCTTTTTTCTTCATACTCTAATTTTAACAGTGCCGCTTTATATTGTGCCTGTATTTTTTGAGCATCAGCAAGAGACATACCCTTCGTCCCTGCTTTATTAATTTTATCCACTGCCTCATCGTTTACAGGATGCTTATTGATATATGATGTGTTTTTTTGCAGATCTTCATAAGCTGTTTCGGAATTTATTACATACCGCTTGCCATGTTGCTTAAGAGATTTCTTTGAAATTTTGCCTTCTCGAATACATTGATTGATGTATTGAGGTGTTTTATTTACCCTCCGGGAAAAGTCGGCGATTGTAGTCCATTTTTTTACTTGTGTTTTCAAATAGTTACTCACCACCTATTTTTTAGAAACTACCTGTCGGAAATTTTAACTATAAAAATATCGAGCCTT